ATCAGTTCCACCCGCTTCAGCAGCTCCACCTCCACCACCCATAGCAGCAGAACTACAAGGAGATCCACCTGGGTTTCCTTGAGGAGGAGTTACAGGAGGAGTATTACCAGCTGCACCTGATCCACCAGGTGTTGCCGCTCCACCGCCAGATCCTCCAGCATTTCCTGGAACTGTATTCCAACCGCCACCACCACCGCCTCCTGCTGATGTTATTGTTGAAAATGTTGAAGGGCTACCACTATTACCTACAGTTCTAAAAGTACCTTGTTCGGCTCCACCTGCTCCAACTGTTATTGGAAAACCTGTTGCTGTAATTGTTACTGCATTTGTTGGTGCATTCGCTACTAAAGGAGATGCTGTAAAATTATCTACAGTAGTATTTCTACCTTCTCTATATCCACCGGCTCCACCACCTCCGCCGTGACAGCCACCATCTCCACCACTAGCACCACCCGCTACAACCATATAACCTACAGTATTTTCTGCTGACACACTTGAAATTTGAGACACGCAAAAAGTTCCAGGACCTGTGAAGGTATGGACTTTA